GCTGTGCCAATTGGATACGCTACTGAACCATTTGCAGGGATAGTAAACGTCCGAGCATTAGCGTCAGTTGAAGGGTGGAAGATATGTTTTCCTGCATCCGCAGCAACAAGTGTATAAGCCGCTGATTGGCTGTTTTGAGGGATATTGATATAACCTATTCCGTTCGTTCCATCAACAGTTTGCCCAGCCGCAAACGTAATTGCACCCGTCATCGTACCGCCAGCTAATGGTAAATAAGTACCAGAAGGACCAGCCGCCCACGATAAAACACCAGATCCGTTAGTAACCATAACTTGGTTAGCAGTGCCGTCTGTTGTTGGATATTTTAAACCAGCAGGATTGTTCATCAATCTTATTACAGATCCACCGGTGTTTAATGCCCAAACCGACATATCAGCGGTGTTGTAATTGATTGCAAGCTCACCAGCAGTTAAATTTCCAGACGTTGGTGCTGTACCAGACGTTGATGTGCGATAAAGCTGTATTGGTGTATAACCAGAAGCTGCCATGTTATTACCTCAAATTTTCAAGTTTAAATAGGGTTGACATGTGCAAACCCGCTAGTTCGTCTAATATATTTTCAAGTGCTGGCACATTGTTTGATAATTCACTGCGATTGTCATTTATCCAAGATAAATTGTCACGAATGAGCTTTTCAATATGCGGATCATCATTTGGAATTTCTTCAATTTTACCAAAAGTTCCTATTTGTGCTTCAACAAATTTATCAATTAGTGTTATCAATTCATCATAAAATTTGCCCAATGCCTGATGCTGTGCATAAGAATCAGTTGTCCAATGCCTTGCATGACTTGCATTGCGCTCATCAAATACTTTAGTAATTAGCTCGCCAATCATTAGAATGTGCCTCCGTTAATACCATTAGCGTTGCCCGTTCCACCGTTAGCCACTGCAACAATTCCTGTTACATTTGCCGCTATGCCTGTTGTGTTTTGATTCCATGTAGGAACTGTACCACTCAGATTTGCATAAGTATAACCTGTACAATTTGTAAGAGTTCCACTCGCAGGCGTTCCTAATATGGGTGCGACTAAAGTCATACCGCTTGGCAATGTGGTTGCCGAAGTTAAATTAGCTGCTGTACCTGTGGTATTTTGATTAAGCGTTGGAAAGTCTGCGGCAACAGCAATAGTTAATGCACCAGTTGTTGTAGTGCTTTTTAAAATACCTGTTGCTAGTGCTGACGTACCTGCGCTGTAATCAGTTCCAGCAGTAGCAGCAACTAATGCACTGGCACTTCCTTTTAACATTCCAGAAATACTTGTTGTAAGTGTTATAGCTGGTGTTGATGATGGATTAGCTACTGTTCCTGCAAAACCGTTTGCGCTAGTGACAGATACAGATGTGACTGTTCCTGTTCCAGATCCAGCACCAATAGCTGTTCTAAAATCAGCGGCATCTAAAGCACTGACCGTGTTATCTGCGTTAAATCTTGGAAACGTGATTGCACTTGGATTGGTAAGCGTAAACATACTTTGACCAACAGTCGTACCACCCAGCGATGTTCTGCCTGTAGCGGAAACTAAGTTTGTACTACCGCCATTCCATTGCTGTGTTTGTGTGTAAGCTGTTGTCCAATTTGTTTGATTAGCGTTCGTTGGAATTGAATAACCGGCAGAGAGCGTTAGTGCTAATGTTCCAGACGTTGTGATTGGTGTGCCGCTAATTGATAACCCAGTTGGAACTGTCATTGCAACAGAAGTCACCGTGCCAACGCTAACTGCACCAGTTTGACCGTTTACTGAAGTAACTGTGTTTGTTTGATCAATTTTTTGCCATGTTGAGCCATTAAATATTGCCCAATCACCTATTGCCCAATCAGTAATACCATTTAAGTTTGTGGATCCCGCAGTCGTAACAACGTAATAATAACCGCTAGTACCAACGCTGGATGTCAACGCAGGTACGTTTGTTGATGCGTTCCAACCACCTTGATATGACAACGTGCCAATTATAGATGAAGTCGTAACACTAGTAACAATACCTTTAGAATTGACGGTGATGACTGGAACTGTGGTTGAAGAACCATAAGTATTAGCAGTAACACTAGAAGCAGGTAAATCATCGTTAACTAATGCACGAAACGCTGTCGGAGCCGCAGCACCACTTGCAGGACCGGCATAAACCACGTTAGCAGGTTGGTCAGAAAGAATAATAGCTGAACCCCATGTTGGCGCAGAAGATCCGCCAGAAACTAATACTTGCCCAGCAGAACCAGGAGGGCCAACATAAAGACCATCAGCACCAGACCAAATTATTGCGCCAGCGTTAGGCGTAAGACTGCGTGCAGTACCGCCATGACTTAAGCCAAGAATATTTTCAACTTCATTCGCACTCGATAAATCAACCTGTGGATGCTTGTGATCTGATCGTGACATAGATGTGGCAACACCAGCGGATCCTGTTGTTAATCCCGCTAAAGGTAAACTATCAGATAAATCAGCGGCAAGCGTTACATTGGAGTTTAACGCACCACCACCCGTTAAACCAGTGCCAGCAATCACTTGACGTGTGGTAGGAACGTAGCCAGAAATGGTTGCGGCAATCGTTGATGCGGCTGTTACCCGTCCAGTTGAATCAATAGTAAAAACAGGAATATTTGTGGCATCACCGTAAGATCCAGCAGTAACGCCTGTGGCACTTAGCTGTGTGCTAGTGATACCACCATTTGCTACACTAAGCGTTACATTGCTAGAAAGTTGACCACCACCCGTTAAACTGGTGCCAGCGATAACTTGCCGTGTTGTAGGAACACCAGCAACACTCAAAAGATCTCCAACTCTGATTTGATAATTATTGCCGTTGTAAACAATCATCATCAAACTGTCTTCTGATGCAACAGGTGCTAGTGGTAGCTGTGTTATCCGCGTTGGGATTAAATTACTTGGTACGTCAGACATTCTTTACATCTCCAGATAAGAATTACCGTCTTCGGTAATGAAAAATTCATCGCCAGCTTCTTGAATAACGCCAGCAGGATGTGTGTTAATTGGTGTGTCTGGTCGATTAAATGGCAACACAATTTGATCTGGCGGTCTTGGTGCAAGACGATAAGGATCGTATTCGTCGGTATCTTCTTTGCACACCATTAAGTTTGGGTAATTAGGATCAGGATGCAATTCAGCTAATTTGAATTTACGCGAACATCTGGCACATATTCCAATGCCAAGTGTAGGTTCTCCTGTTGTGTCTAAATAAATGCTCATTTTGTGTAACAGCCAATGCCAGGATTAATTTTTGTTGGACTACCATCATTGTCACCATCCCATGCACGTTGCATTGACATAGCCGCCTTTTGATCAAGCACTGGAATTAAATTAGCATCAACTGCGGGTGTTTCTGCCGCCATTCTCGCAGCAAGACCATTTACGATAGCTTCAAGCCAACGCTGAGGAACTTCTACGTCTTGTTGAAGGTTTGTGGTGTCCATAATCTGTCTTTGCCGCCAAAGGATCAACTGCGCTTGCTCTGCCGCAAGAAATGGTGCAGGCCAGATATTGACCACTGGACTTGGCAAGTCACGTTGAAACCAATAAGAGTTTGGGCGAGATGGGAAAACTTTGTTGCTTTGATTGACGTAATCGTCGCGGTTAAGTAAACCAAGTGGAATTTCTTGTGGCATATTGCCAAGCGTAATAGCGTAATAGCTCATCGGACTCGTTGACGTTATTCTAAAATAACTATACGCCTTAGCCGCAGAAATATCAGTCCAAACAATATCACCAGCAACAGCCGTGACATTAGATGATCCAACGGTTATCCATGTTGATCCGTTATCACTGACTTGAAACGTAACCGCAACTGAGTTTGCTGACCAGTTGATACCCACAGTCGTGACGACAGTCTGTGATGTAAAATCAACTTTATAGCTGGTGGATGTTGTGGTTTCTGCGCCAGAAAGTAACTGCAAGACACGATAATTTAAATTTAGTACATCAACGGTGCCAATTGGAAGTGTCACAATTGGCTGATTTTCGTACATTGGAAGGATGACCTTCTCAATGCACCAGCTCGGTGGTTTGATGTTTGCTAGTTCAGACAAGAAAAGATACAGCGAATCCAAAGCATAATCCTGCATCTCAGCAGTAATCGCCTGCGCTGTTAATCGGCAACGTCTAAAGGCGTGATCCACTACCTTCAGAGCGTTAAATGTTGTATTAGAAATGCTGTCAGAATATGCCATCGTAACCTCAGTTTAAAAGTCTTGACGGCATACTGATACAGTTGCCCGTGTTATCCAATTATAATTGAATAGTCGGTGTAAAATCTATTTTTTCTTCATTGCTCTGCGACCTTCAGACAATGCAATCGCTAACGCTTGCTTTGAATTAGTCACGTCCGGTCCTTTTTTACTTCCAGAATGCAAATCGCCATCTTTAAACTCGTTCATCACTTTGCCAACTTTAGCTTCTGAAATTTTACCGCCATTTTTCATGGCAATTAAAGGCGACTTCGATGCCACAGGAACTGACTTGCGAACAGGAATTTTTCCTTTCATCATTTCCTTGCGTTGCTCGCGTGGTGATTCACGTTTCTCATGTTGCATCATTGCTTTTTTGCTGGCGTACTTTTCACCAGTAGCTTTTTCAACTACCTTTCCGCCTTCTGCTTTGCACATTTTAGGAGCTACTTTGCCACCTTTTGCTTTGCACATAGTAGATGATGATGCTTTCTTAGCGGTGCCACCTTCTTTGTAGCCACCACATGATCCACCCATTGCTTTTTTAACTGTGCCGCCTTCTTTATATCCACACGCACCGCCTTTGCTGTAATGCATTTGCGGTCCAAACTCAAACTCACCGTATTTTAATGTTGCGCCCATGATCGTATCCTCTGTTATGCGTTTGCATAAGTTTTAATGCACTCAATGACAATTGTGTACATATCACCGGCAGACATATCTGCTGTTGTGAATAACACGTTACCGTTAACACCTGTTCCACCATTGTTTTGCAAACCACCAAAACTAGAAAAATCCATAAAATAATTGTTATTTTGCGGAATCATCCATGCAAACACATCCGTGGTTGCGTCCCATAAAATACGGACTTCCATGCCATGTGTGGTTGACCAAATTTTATTAATCTTAACACCATTACATGCGCGACCATAAGCGTTCACGCTAAGTGTTGATGGATTAATTTTGACAACAGCAGTTTCACCTGTGCCGTCAGAGATATTTGTAAACTTGCCAATAAACAATCGTTCACCGTCAAGCAATGTTTGTGATGCTACTACGTCAGCCATGATGCTCCCCTGTTGATTGAAATGAGGCGAATTAACGCCTCATCAAATTAGCTTGCTTGTGTAAATGTCACACCAGCCGCAACCGCGCAAAACGCTTTTGCAAACCACGATGTACCATCACTGATCACAGTAACTTGATCGCCAGCAACAGCTTGTGCATCAACAAAAGAAATGGTGTCATCAGCAGTACCGGTATCACCGGCTGCACCAGAAGCAGGATACGCTTGACCTTTGATAATGTTAGCACTTGATGTAGTAACGATGGTATAGCTTGCGCCAGAAGGAGCTGCGCCTACGATGAATGTGTACATCAAACCAGCCGCAGGTGCAGGAAGTGTTGTCACAAATTCAGTTGCAGAACTTAAAAAGAAAATTGTATTACTTTGTGCAGTAGTCAATGTTGATGCTGCTGTTAATGTTGTAACTGTTTCTAAGCCAGTAATTGCACCAATAAATCCGTTAGTGGACGTCACTGGTCCAGAGAATGTGGTTGAAGCCATTTTGATTCCTCACATGAAAGGTTTTACTATGCAGTCTTCATGTCGTCTGTCTGGTCAGTCGTGCATAGCGTTAAAGGTTTCCAGATGATATTAGTCTATCATATCATTCATAATACTTAAAAATATATCCAGCTAAACGTCCACGTTGTATTGGCTTTTCAGATAATAATGCGCGTCGCAATGTTGGCATTTGTATTTGATAATGTTCAAGCGTTTTTGTAAGACTAGAAAAAATAATATTGTCGTTTACGCAAATTACTTTTTTTGACATTTTTTCTTTGCTTTCTTGTGTGTGTGTTTTCCCTTGCCAATGACTGTAGTGGCCAGCCTTCGATGCTGCTCTTATTTTAGCCATGCCTTCTGGTGATACTTTTCTTCCTTTGCCTTTTGGCTTTCCACGTTGCGTGTCACCTATTTTTTTGCGCGTTTCCTCTGATACTGCTTTACCGTAGCGATAGTGTTTTTCACCAGCGCATACGCCTTTGTGATATTCGGAGCTTCGTTGTATTTCTTCTTTTGTAAACTTGTATCCTTTTCTTGGATGATTGTTATTCTTAAACCATGCTTTAGATTTTTCAGATAAATGCGCACGCATTTCTGGTGTGGCATTTCGCATAGGGGAGTCTGCATTAGGCGACACATTATAAAAATAACTTTGTTTAAAATGGTTATCTAACCATTTTTGTTCTGCTGGATATAATTCACTGCGATCATTTAATTGCTCGACTATTTCAAACTTAAAACAATCTTCGCCATACTTGTTCCACGCACGTTGCAAATGAATACAGTCATGAGTTCCATTTCTTAAATGCTTTCTATGCTCCCAAAACCGTTTTCTTGAATCAACCGTGCTACCAATATAATAATGATTGTTTAAAATATTTCTAATTTTGTAAATTACGTTTTTCATAATGCCTCCTGTTAAATGTATTGTTATAATACTACAGAAGGAACACTGTATCAATAAGCAAAAGAAAACCCGCTTTTGCGGGTTCTCATTTTTAACTTAAGTGTTTGATTTATAAGGGATCAAACGCCAGACGTCCCAAAAATTCCTCTTGGATCAGTCCATCCGAGCGTGTATCTCTCTGTCGCTTTGTAGCGCATTGAGTCTGTTTCAAAGTCACCTTCCATAGATTTCTCTAATGGGCGACGCATTAACAGTTTCAAACCTTCAGGTGCATCAGTTTGAATCCACCATGCAGTGGTCGAAGTGATACGAGATAAGTTAGCTTGACCGTCACCTAGTAAACCTAAAGATTTAACAGGGTTGATGTCGTTGTCAGCAGTACCAGCACGCAAAACTGATTTCAATAACACTTCAGCTTGGAATACGTTGCTTGGACCGGTAACGATTTGTTTTGGTGTTAAGCGAATACGTTTGCCGTTGTTGTCAACAGCGTTGCGGATTTGAATTAACAACTGTTCTAATGATGTTTGTGATAATGCAGCGGCAGTAGTTAACTGATTGCTGAATGTACCAGAAACAATTGGATGGTTTGTTGCAATCAAAGATACGCCATCACCACCAGTATATGAGCCGTTGAAAGCACGGTTCAAAATGTTAGCCGCTAATGTTTCTTTTGTTTCAACCAAAGATTGCGCCAAGTGTTTAGCGTATGTTTGACCAATACGGATATGATCACCGTCTTCAACCAATACTTTGGTTAATGCAAACGCAAGACCGTAAACTTTGTACAAGTAACGTTGTAAGAACAACACACCACCTGATTGATAAGTAACAGCCATACCATCAGGTAATTCAGGTGCTGCGCCAAATCCATAAAGAACTGGTTCTTCGTGATAGTTACGCGCAATACCTTTTTGCTCGGTGAAAACCTGTTTCCATTCATCAGCACGTTGATCGTAAACACCATCAAATACTTCATTTAGGATTGGTTCTACTACGGATCTAAAGTCCGTACTTCTCATAGGAGTAGCCATTTATAATCTCCTTTAGCTTACTGTGTTAACAGGTGCTTTGTATTGTGATTCGTTCAAGCGAACGCTCATGTTTACAAATGCATCAGTTGGTGAATCGGTAACAAGATAAGCATAACCGGTGATTTGGAATTGGCCGGATGTAGCTGACTCTGCCGCTAAATAAGTTGCGCTGATACCTGTTGCAGTTGAACCACCTGCTGTTGGTCGCCAGTCGCATTCTGCACCCACAGCAGTTTGTACTGAATCAGTACCTGCTGTTCCTGGGTTTGCAAATTGAACATCATAAATGGTTTCTGGATCATCATAAACCCAAGCAACAATTTGTGTGCCAGTAGTACCACCAGTCCAAAATGGAGCAATGGTTGGTTTACCAGTTGAATCATAATATTCAACACCAGCAAAAATACCAAGTAATGAAATGCCGTCAGTAGTTCCTGTGCGTGTGCCGTCAGAAGTACCAAGTTGAATTGTACCAGCGGTGACTAATTTAACTGGATCACCAGAGTAAATAGACGCAGCGTAAGTGCTTGCGATTGTATAGGCTTTTGGACGCATCTGACCACTGTTGTGGAAAGCAGGTCTAAAGCCATAAGGTGCGCTTGTTGTAGACATAATAGCTCCTAGAAATTAGATTGGTTAGAGGTCAAAAAGAGCCTCTCTATCATCGCCTAACTCCAAATTACCTTCACCAATAGACAAACGTGATTTTGATGCTTTTGCGGTTTGCTCTAAAAACTCTGCGGTGTCCGTAAGTTTTTCTTCTTCGCGGAGTGGCGCATCGTGATGAGCTTCTTTCATATACTTAAAGTACAATGAGTTTGGCAATTTGAATGCAAGCATCTCATTCACACCAATAAATCCTGTCCAGTCGCCTGTTTTAAGTGTGGCATATTCCCAGCCAGGAATATCTTCTGGCTTAATTGCTTCATAACCTAAACGCATGCGCGTGTGGATTGAATCTCTTGGATTCGTCGTTGTTAGCCAGCAAGTGTGCCAGCCATCGATACTGGGTAAATCCGGTAAAGACGAATTAAAAAATTGTTGACGGAACATTTCTACTCGCTCATCGTCTGTGACTTCCCGATTTTCTTCTATGGCTCGATCTTTCATCGTGCGACTTGTCCGAATATCGTTTCCAGCGGGTTTGTTTGATCTAATGCGTTCGTCTGTTGTTGTCATATGACTCGCTCCTTTCAGCGGTTGTGTAAATTATATAGTAAAAAATTTTTAAAAATCAATTTTTATTCTTTCTATCGTACTCAGCGTAACGCTTGACATATTTATTTCTTAATGTCGCATCGTCCCAAACTCCAGCTTCCATTAACGCCTGCTTTCTTTCTGGACTGATGTAAATCTCTTTGCGCGTTGATGTTGGTGCATGCTCACGACCAGATCCAACGCTAGGACCGCCACGCGGTGTGCGTCCTGCTTGTCTGCCAAATTTATGTGGTAATCTTTTTTCAATCCGAGTGCGCAATTCGTCCCAGTATTCTTCAGTGCGCGAATCAAGACCTTCTTTTGCCAATCGTTTATCAATAGCTAAAACTACCGCAGAATCTTCGTCATCACCTGATGCATCGTACCATTTATGATCTTCCATAAACTCACGCGCATGGAACATAGTAAGCTCATCAATCGATGGTTGTTGCGGTGCATTTTGACGCTCTGCGTGTTGCTTAATCTCATGAATCTCTTTTGCACGCGCAATAGCTTGGTCACGCAGTCGAATAGCTTGTGCAACATCTGCTCCATTGCCAGCATCAACTGCTTTCTCAATTACACGCTCTGCCATGTGAACTTCGTTCACGGCTTGTTGCAAATGCGAGTCAATGTTGTTGATGTCAGATTTTTGTGCGCGAGTTTCTTGTGCGGTTAATCTGCGTTCTAAATCATCATTACGCTTACGAAGAAAATCAAGCTCCATCTTGTCGCGTTTGATTGCTGTGTCTTTTCTGTCTTTGCGTTCTAGCTTTTCTTTTCTGCGACGTTC